TCACGCCGACATCCAGGCGTCGATCTGGGCGAAGGCCAGCACGACGGCGGCGGCGATCAGGCACAGGCGGACGGTCTGAACGATCCGATCCGGCTGGCGATGCCAGACGATGGGCGACGGGGCGTCGGCCGGCAGGGCGGCCATCGGCTCAACCGGCGGCGTGACTTCGGGATCCGGCGTGTAGGCGTATCGGGCGCCCGATCCGAAGACGACGACGTTGCGCCAGGCGTCCATGTCGGTCTCGGTGAGATCAATGCGGACCGCGCGGGCGTCGTCGTCGCTGTTCGGCCGTCGCGGCGATTGCGACCTAGCGCTGGTGAAGTCGAGGGTATGAACGTCGGCCATCCGGCCCTCCCACGTGAAAGTGTGGAAGATATGGATGGATGATTTTGCGTCCATGTCAACATCCATAGATCGTGGACGTTAAATCTGTGGCCCTGTGCACGTCCCGCCCACTAAGCTGAGCGTGGAGGTGACGTATGGAGGTTTATCTGCCTTGGGGCATTTTCAGCGGCGCGCTCGGCGCAGCTTATCTGTTCATTGAGGCGCTGCCGCTCACCTTCGCTTCTAGGCGTTTCGGCCTGACCGCATCGCTTGGCGAGCGCTTATGGGTCGTTGGTCTGGCCTGTCTGGCAGCCTTAGCTGCGTGGCCGATTTGGGCTGCTGGTCATCTGGACTGGCCTGGGCGAAACCCAAGTTTTCTATCCATCGTCTTGATGGTCGCGGGCGCCGGCTTCCTGGGCTTTGTCGTGGCCCGCGTCGTTGGCAAAGTTGTCGCTGCGCGACTGGAGGGCGACGATGACGCTTCGCCATCGCGCATACTCAGGCCGATCAACACCGCCGTCGTGCTGGCGCTTATCGTTTTGACGGCGGCGGCGTGGTGGACGCTGTGGCCTAATGCGCAGGTCTGTCTGTCTAGCGGATACTGCTAGATCATCCCCGGCTTCCAGATGGTATGGAGCGCCCGAACGCTCGTCGCAGCGAAGTCTAGACCCTTGCGCTCGTTGTATTGCTCGGCGAACACGCGGCCGTCCCGCTGACCCTGATAGGTCTTCACCATGGCGGTGTTGTCGTCGAATTCAATCAGGCAGTCCTGCCCTTTCGCGGGCGGGAGGTTGAGCCGCACAGGCACGATCTCGCCTGAGAAGTATCGCGGCTCCATGCTCTCGCCGACTAGGCGAACGTAGGCCAGGTCGTCGCCGCCGCGCCAGAACGGCGGCGGATCAAGGTAATCGATCACCTGACTGTCTGCATAGGCGATCCGCTCGCCGTCCCCAGCTGCAGCGTAGCCATAAACCGGGATCTTCGTCGGGGTCGCCCGGCGTCTAGGAGCCTGCGGCGCGGCCTCGGTGACACTGATCGACAGCTTCTCGCCGAAATACTTCTCGATCTCGATGACCTCGGCGGGCTGCACCCGGCGCGTCCCCTTGATCGTCTTGGTCAGCGACGAGGGGTCGAGGTCGAGCTTGCGTGCAAGGTCAGCCTGGCTGCGACGCAGCAGGCGAAGGCGGTCGGGTATGTCTGACAGTTCCATGCTGTGGATTGTGGAAAAGAATTCCACTCCACGTCGTTGACGAACTTGCCGAAGCACTTGAGGCATAGACGTGGAAATAACGTCCATATGGATTTTCCACAATATGGCCACACTGAAAATCGAAACACCCGCCGGGCGCGCCATGCGCCTCCTGTCCGCAAAGAGGATCGCCTATGCCTGCGACCTGACCACGAACGCTGTCTGGAAGTGGGAGACGAGCGGGGGCGGACGCATCCCGTCGCGGCATTTGCCGACTGTGCTTTCGTTGGCGTCCGAGATGAAGGTTGAGCTTTCCGCGTCCGATTTGATCGGGGTCGGCGGATGAAGCCCTTGCCCCTAGATGCTCGTGTTCAAATGGCTGACGACCTAATCGCAGCACGGCTCCTGCATGTACGGCTCCGCCAACGCCAGCCACAGGCCGTGACGCCATCGCCAGACTTCCACGACCTCGTCGATAGATCGGGCGGACCTTGGGCCTGCTGGCTCTGGATCGGCGGCCTGAGCCCGCAAGGGTATGGAATGACGCGTGTGCGTCGCGCGGGCTTCTCGGTCGCGACCGGGGCGCACCGCGTCGCCTACTATCTACACACAGGCTATTGGGGCGTCGGCAACCGGGGGCCGGTGATCCGGCACCTGTGCCATAATCACGCCTGCTGCAATCCGCGCCATCTGCTGGTCGGATCGCGCTCTTCGAACGTCTGGGACAGTCAGATGCGCCGCCTCGGCGTCGATCTGGTCGCCGTGCGAATGCTGGTGGAACGGCCGCAGCAGCGGACCCGCGTGAGAGCCGCAGCATGAGCCGCGTCGTGGACATGAACCGGGAGCGCTGGCTGGGGCTGGCCAATGCGGCGATGGCGGCCGTGGCGGATCCGACGACGAAGCGCCGCGAGACGCTGAAACTGGCGGCCGGTCGGATGGTCAGCGCCACGCCGCCCTCGACCGAGCCGGCGGCCATGAGCCTGTGCCTATCGTTCCGCTGGGGGTGCGTGGCCTTTGCGACCAGCCCCGGCGGGGTGGATCAGCAGCTGGCGGGCGACGCCCTGGTCAAGCTGGGGATGATGATCCGGCGGTTGTTCGGCCATGTCTCGCCGCCCAGCGAGCCGGTTTCGGCCGTCGCGCCGCCACCGATCCAGGCCGCGCTGGATCTGCCCGAGCATCCGTGGATGCAGCGCCGCGACATCGGGGGCGTCTGACACCATGCGGGGGGCGACTGAAGGATCGAAGGGCCGCGAGGCCGGGCTGGTGCTGGCCATCGACGGCGCGCGGGGGGTTCGTCCCCTGGCGCGCGGCGTGGGCCGGCCGGCGTCGTGCGTATCGCGGTGGCGCAAGGTTCCGCGCGAGCTGGTGTTCAAGGCGGCGCTGGCGTCCGGCGTGCCGGCCGAAGAGATCCGGCCGGATCTGGCGGGCTGGATCAAGGCCGAGCGTGAGCGCGAGTGGATGGACCGGGCGCGGGCGCGGTTCGCAATCAAGTCCGGGTTCGATGGCGCGACGGCCAAGGTGAAGTCGGCGCGCGATCATGCCGCGCCGGACGGCCGGACGATGGATCTGCTGGACCTGGGGCTGATCACGGCCGCGATGCGGTTCGTGGCGTCCGAACGAGGCCTGACCGTTGGAGCCATCATCGGCGCGGCGCGCGGCGGGGCCGGCGGATCCCCGACCCCGGAACAGAGCGCCCGGTCATGGGCCATGGCGCTGGCCGTCAATGTCGGCCGGGTCAACAGCGAGACGGTGGCGGGCCTGATGGGGGTGACGCGCCAGGCCGTGGACAATGCGGCCGAACGCTACCTGCGGGCGCGCGACGGCGACGATGTCGAAGAGGCCGAGGCCGGCAAGGTGATGGAGCGCGGTCGCGCCCGGCGGATCAAGGAAGCCGATCCGGCCCTGTGGGACGCCGAGCGGCGATTTGTCGGTCAGCTGGCGGGTGAAGCATGAGCGGCTTTGATCCAATGGCATACTGCGAGGCCCTTAAACCGGTTCCGGGCTGGTGGGTCCTTGTGTCTAAAAGTGGCGCAGTTCTCTCCTCACTTTCAGGCAAGCCCAGATCCTGCCTGCTGCGGAAAGATGGCACTGTGCAGTGGTCGCTGGTCGGTCCGGGCGGCAAACGGCGAACAGCCACGATGGTGTGGCTGTTGCAAGCGTCTGGCTGGCTTTCGAAGGGGGAGTATGACGCCGCCGTGAGAAAAAGGTGTCGCCTCGGCGAGCCATGGACGCCTGCTGAAGACGCCAGACTTAAAAGCTCTAAGACTTTCCTCGAAGCGGTGGATTTACTTCCACATCGATCGGCTTCGGCGATAGGAACGCGGCGATCCCGCATTGGTCATTCGTTCGGGCGCGCCCCAACGTCAGCGCCGCCCATCACGCGGCCGTTCTCCAATGCTCTCTACCGCAAAGCTTTTGATGCTGTGCCTCGCTGGTTGGAAAGCCACGAAAGAGAGGATCTGATTAGCGACGTCATCGTGCTGATATTGGAGGGCGTCTGCGATGATGTCAGCGCCGCCTACAAGATCGCCCGAGCAACGCGCAATCGGTTGATGCCCCCGGCGCGCGAGCGTTCGCTCGACGCACCACTGTTTTCGGACAGCAGCGTGTCCCTGTTGGACAGGCTCGACACGGAAGGGCGGATCTGGTGAACGCCCCGAACATTCAGGGGCGGCCGCCCGAAATCAGCGTGCGCGAGATCAGCGCCCTGCTGGCCAGTCAGATCCAGAGCCTGTGCGCCTCGCTGGGTTTGAGGGGCCATGTGGTCCAGGGCGCGCTGGTGCCGCGCAATCCGACGCGCAACGACAAGAACCCCGGATCCTTCGTCATCAACCTGTCGGGGGCGCGCCAGGGCAAGTGGGACGAATACGCCACGGGCGAGTTCGGCGACGCGCTGGACCTGGTGGCCTATATCCATTTCGGCCGGGTGGACCGGGTCAGCCAGCGCGAGGCGCTGATCTGGGCCAAGCGGTTCCTGGGGATCGGCGATCACCGGCACATGGACCCGGCGCACGCCAAGAAGCTGCGTCAGGCCAAGGAAGCGATGGAGATCGCGACCGAGCGGGCCGAGGGGATGGCCCTGGCCAACAGGGACAAGGATCGGCGCCGGTGTCAGGCGATGTTCCTGGGCGCCCAGCCGCTGGAGCCGGGGACGGCGGGGTGGCGATACCTGACCGAGGCGCGGGGGATCGCGCTGGATCAGCTGGCGCGGATTCCGTGGGCGGTGCGGTCGCATCCGGGGATGCGGCACGTCGAGACGGACCGGACCGTGCCGTGCCTGATTTCAGCGATGCTGTTCGAGGACGGGTCGTTCGGGGCGGTGCATCGCATCTTTCTGGAGCCGGACGGGTCGTCGAAGCTGCGCGTCCCGGACCCGGCGATGGCGACGAAGAAGATCTGGCCGAAGGGCTGGCACGGCGCGTTCATCCCGATCAGCCGCGGGGAAACCGGCCTGTCGCCGCGCGAGGCGGTCAAGAAGGGCCTGACTGACGAGAACGCCTTCGCCGAAGGGGTCGAGGACGCCTTCACCGTCGCGCTGTTGACGCCCGAATGGCGGGTGTCGGCCGTCGGGGCCAGCGCCAACTTCGCCCACATCGAACCGCCGCCCAGCGCGCGGGCCGTGGTGGCGATCCGCGACCGGGATCCGAACCGCAAGGTGATGGCGGGCGTGACCAAAAAGGTCGCCGAGCTGCAGGCCAAGGCCGAGGCGCGGTCCCTGCCCTTCTTCGAAAGCTGGCCCGAGCGCGGGTTCAAGGACTTCAACGACATGATCAGGGGAGTGCGTTCATGAGCGACTACCGTTCGATTTCCACCGAGGGCTTCTCCGCGCCGGCTGAGACGCCGTCGTGTGGAGCCGCGCCCATGCTGCAATGGCTGAAGATCGATGACCTGGTCGTCGATGATCGGTATCAGCGCCCGATCTATGGCGCTGGGGCCAAAAACGTCAGGGCCATCGCGTCCAGCTTCCAATGGTCCAAGTTTGCGCCGTTGATCGTCGCGCCTGTCGCCGGCGGGAAGTTCGCCGTCATCGATGGCCAGCACCGGGCGACTGCGGCGGCGCTGCGAGGTTTCGACACCGTCCCGGCACAAGTGATTATTGCAGACGCGCTCGAACAAGCGGCGGCGTTCAAAGCGATCAACGGTCAGGTCACGCGGATCCACGCCCTGGCGGTTCAGCATGCCGCCTTGATGGCCGGAGACGAGGACGCCAAGGCCATCCGCGAGGCCTGCGAGGCGGCCTCGGTCGAGATCCTGCGTTATCCGGTGTCGGTCGTTCGGATGAAGCCGGGCCAGACATTGGCGCTCGGGGCCATCGCGGCTGGGTTCCGTGCGTATGGTCGCGACACGTTGGTCACGGCCCTGATGTGCGTCACCGAGACCGAGAACAACCGGCCGGGGATGCTGGCGGCCGCAATCATCAATGCCCTGTGTGCCGTTCTAGGCGCGAATGCGCGTTGGCGCGATGCCGGCGAGGCGTTGTTGCGGGCGTTCGACGACATCGATCTAGAGATCGAACTCGACGAGGCGAAGGTCACGCGTCGCGCTAAGGGTGTCGCGGCGTGGGAAGTGCTGGCGGACCGAATTAAGGCTGCTCTCTCGGAAGCTCTGCCCGCAAAATGACCGCCCGCCTGAACCCTGGCACCAACCGCCGACGCGGCCGCAATCTGTTCCTTTGGGACGAGTTTGACGCCCTGCCGCCGCCGGTGCGGCACACGCTGAACTATGCGCTGTGCAATCTCGGTTCTCGCCGCGCCCGATCCAACCTGATGCTGGGGAAGTCCGTCGCCGAGGTGTGCGCCATTGAGCGCGGCGTGGCGGCCGGCATCGAGCGTCGCGAGATCCTATCGGCCTATGGGCCAGACCATCCTTTCGTGAGTGACCGCGTATGACGCCCGAAGCCAGGAAGGCGGCCCGTCAGGCCGCGCGGCAGGACGCCGCCAAGAAACACGAACGGGCCATGGCGCGCCTTGACGGAGTGGAGCCGGCCAAGCCGGTGATGGATCCCGAACCCGTGGAGGAAGACGAGGACGCGGCGGCCGCCGGCGAAGCGGCCGAGGATCAGGCGTTCACGCACGGATCCATCCCGCCCATGGGGGCCGACGAGGCCTATGCGGCCGCGCGGCGGGCGCTTCTGGACGTCACAATTCCGAAGGATCGCGGAGCCAAGGCCAAGGCGGCCGAGGAAGCCGCGCGCGTGATGCAGGGGTTCACCTGGGCGCCCGACGATCTGGGCCTGCCGCCGTTCATGCCGGTGCGGCCGCTGGGGAAGAAGAAGTCGGTCCTGTATTTCATGGATCCCAACGACGAGTTCGTGGAGCTGAGCGCCACCAAGCTGTCGCAGCAGGGGGAGATCGACAATCTGTTCGGGTCGGCCCTGGGCTATCTCTGGAGCTTCTACGGCAAGCAGTCGTCGAACGGCGAGCTGCGGATCAAATACGAGGACGTGCGACGCCACCTGATCGGGGCGTGCGGGCGGATCGTCGGCGGGACCGGCATGTTCGACCCGATGCGCAAGGTGCGCGGCCGAGGCGCGTGGCGCACCGAGAAAGGGGTGTTCGTCCTGCACCTGGGATCGCGGCTGTGGATCGGCGGCGAAGAGCATGAGCTGGGCGAATATGAGGGCCACGTCTATGCACGGGACGTAGATCTGTCGCCGCCGGCGGCGTCGGAGACGTTCAGCGACGATCTGGCGGCCCTGTTCTTCGACGCCGGCCAGCTGGAGGGCGAGGATCCGTCCAAGATCCCGGCGCGGTGGCTGTTGTCGGCCATGCGGACGTGGAACTGGAAGCGGGCGGACCTCGACCCCTATCTGGTGCTGGGTTACGTCGTGTGCGTGTTCATGGGGGCGGCGCTGAAGTGGCGGCCTGCCATCTATCCCATCGGGGACAAGGCGTCGGGCAAGTCGTCGCTGCTGGCGCTGATCAAGGCGGTGCTGGGCGACCGGCTGATGGACCTGGCGGACCCGTCGGGGCCGGGGATCTATCAATCGCTGGGGCTGGCGGCCATCGGCGTTTGGGCGGACGAGTTCGAACAGGAGGGCGAGAGCGCGTCGGATGCGCGGGCGGCCTCGGTCATGCGCCTGGCGCGCTATGCCTCGGACGGCAAGAACGTGGTGCGCGGCGGGGCCGACGGGGTTCCGACCAACTATCAGGCGCGCGGGACGTTCGGGTTCACCGGTATCAACCCCCCACCCATGAAGCCCGCCGAGCTGAGCCGCCTGGCCATGCCGATGCTGCAGAAGCTGACCGACGCCAAGGCCAAGGCGCCAGAGCTGTCGGAGGCGCTGGGCGACGAGCTGGGGCGGCATCTGTTGCGGCGGATCGTGGATCAGTGGGCCAACTGGCCGGACGTGCTGACGGCCTGGCGCGGGGTGCTGCTGACGCACGGGCATGACAGCCGGGCGGCCGACACCTTCGGCACGCTGCTGGCGGCCGCGCACCTGGTGCTGAACGACGGCGTGCCGCTGGCCAAGGACATCGATCCGCTGGCCAAGCACCTGCCGCGCGCGACGATGGCCGAGACGCAGGATGACCGGGCCAACTGGGAGAAGTGCATCGACCGGCTGCTGCAGAGCCAGCCCGACGCCTGGCGGCAATATCGCTATCGATCGGTCGGAGAGTTCCTGACGGCCGTGCTGGACGAGCGGCCGAAGGATGAACACGACGAGATCACGCCGATGGCGGCGCGGGATCGGTTGTCCACGGCGGGGCTGGGTTTGTGTCGGCCGACGACGGGCGTCCTGGCGGGCAAGCTGTGCCTGGCCGTGCCGTCGAACCATATCGAGGTGGCCAAGCTGTTCGAGCGGTCGCTGTGGTCGATGGGCGTCGGGGCCGTTTCCGGCGGCTGGGCGACCGCCCTGCAGTTCGCGCCGCCCGATGTCGCCGATTACGGACCGCAGCGCGTGGACGGCCGCCTGTCCAAATGCTCGCTGCTGGCGCTGGATCGCATCATCGACCGGCCGGGCGACGGCGAGGCGGTGACCGACGTAAGGCGCGCCGCCTGACCCCGCACCCCTGAGCGCGCCGAAGGCGGGCGAGGCATGAAATGACAAGGCCCTGGCGCGCGCAGCGCCGGGGCCTTGCTGCGTCGCCGACCAGGCGACGCCCCTAATCCTCTTCCAGAGTGTCGGGCGCAGCGAGCCGCAGACGAGTGGTGCGCGCCCGACCCCTGATCACTGACCTTTGGCCCCGGACCCGTGGGCGGGCGCAGGCGGCCGCGACAGGCCAGGATTGGCCACTGTTCGCCCCTATTCTCTCCACCACCACCACCACCCGGACCCCTTATGTGGATTGATCACGGTGACGCCGACGAAGCCTGACGATTTTCTCCGCAAGATTTATCCGGGCGCGAGGGTTGATTATCCAGCGGGTCCGGGGGAAGGATGGCGTCACGACGGCCCAGCCGCTTCGTTGTTACCGGTGTTACCGGTGTTACGATGTCGAGCGGTAACAGATTAGCTGAACGATTTCAGCAGCTTGCGCCGGTGTTACCCAAGTTACCGATGTTACCGGCCCCAGCCTCTACACACGCGCGCTCGTGCGCGTTGCAACGTGTCGCTCGTGCGCGCGCGCCCGCGCGATGCTGAATAGGCTGTAACATCGGTAACAGGGGTAACATTTCCCTCTAAGGCAGGCGTGGCTTGGTTTTGCGCTGTTACCGGGATCGGCCGCGACGCCGTAACAGAGGTAACAGGTTGGGGCGTTGCGACCGGTCGCCCTGGTCGATGCTGAGCGCCAATAAACAACGAGGGTGATATGTCCGGCGGCGTTTCAGCGGCTCTAGATCAGGCGGTGCAGGGCGAGGCCGACATGGCCGAAGTCGTCCAGGCCGGTCTGTTCGAAGAGTTGGAGCCGTGCGAGACGGGCAATCTGACCGCGCCGTCGCCGCTGGCGGCCGCCCTGCCATCGGCGCGCAAGCCTGGGCGGCCCAAGGGATCGAAGAACCGGCGCACCGAGGCCGTGACCGCCTGGCTGCTGACCCAGCACCGCCACCCGCTGTCAGTGATGATGGAGGCCTACTCCATGTCGCCGGCCGACTTCGCCAAGGCTATCGGGATCGCCCAGCCGGACAGCGACACGCTGCTGGACATTGTCAAGCTGCAGCTCCGCATGGCCGAAGCCGTCGCGCCCTACGTCGCCCAGAAACTGCCCCAGGCGGTGCAGGTCGAGGGCGGCGCGGCGCTCACCCTCAACTTCGGCGGCGTCACGCTGAACGGGCCGCAAACAGGGGTCTCCAGTCCCGCGCGCGGGGAGGCTCCGGAGATTTCCGTGGGCGGCGGGATGGCGGTCAGGCTGGGTCAAGTCGGACGTGAGAAGTCGGACGACGACCTAGAGGACTGATCCTCAACACCTTTTTGGGTAACTGGACGTTATCGGACGGGCCGCCCAGGCGGGGGGCCTCCCCCCAAGCCGCGTCGGCAACCCCTTATGGCCGTGCGTTCCCGCACTATTCGGCGTTGCCGTTTTGGCGGGTCGCCGAACCTTCACTCAAGCATCCGGGTCCGGGTGCGGGTCTGGAGAGTGTGTAGGGTGTTCGACGCCAGGACGTTCATTCCCGGCGGGCCGAAGCTGAAGGCGTTCCACGAGAGCCGTCGCTTCACCCGCTTGATGGCAGGCCCAATCGGGTCTGGCAAGACGGTGGGTGCGGGCGTCGCCGAGCCGTTCTTCACGGCCATGACGCAGAAGCCGGACAGCCAAGGGGTCCGGACGGCGGTCGTCGGCGTGCTGCGGGACAACTACCGCAACCTCTACGCTACGACGATGAAGACCTGGCTCGACTGGGTGCCGAAGACCTTTGGTCACTACACCGGGTCGGATGACCGGCCGGCGGTGCATGAGCTGGAGTTCCCCGCCCCCTTCGTGGATGGCACGCCCGGGGGCGGCCTCTGCCGCCTGCGGGTCGAATGGCGAGCGCTGGGGACACACACCGTCGAGGCGACGTGTCGCGGCTGGGAGCTGAACGGCGCCTATATCGACGAGGCGGACACGACGCCGTTCGAAGCGATCAGCTACCTGGCGGGGCGTGTGAAGCGCGCAGGCCGGAAAGATACTCGTGTCTCGCGCGGCGTCTGGGTGACGTTCAACAAGCCCGACAGCGATCATCCCCTCTACGATCTGTGCGTCGATCAGGCCGGCACTCACGAAGAAAACGGCGTCGGCTTCTTCGACCAGCCGCCGGGCATCCTGCCGGGCGGGCCGCCCTACATCACCAATCCAGACGCCGAGAACTTGGCGAACCTGGACGACGACTATTACGAGGTCGCCGCCCGAGGCCAGCCTGAGTGGTATATCCGGCGGATGATCCGCAATCAGTGGGGCGCGTCGGTCGCGGGCGATCCCGTGTTCGGCGAGGTGGATCTGGATCGGCTGTTCTCGCCGGTCGAGCTGGAGCCGGAGCCGGGCGACGAGCTGTTCCTGGGGATCGATGGCGGCGGGACGCCGGCGGCCGTGATCTGCGGTCGGACGCGGTCGGGGCGGCGCGTCGTCTATGCCGAGGTGGTGCTGACCGATCCGATGGATCCGCGCGGCCGCCGCATCCTGCATGGCGTAGGGCCGAAGCGGTTCTCCCAGGCGCTGGGGGACGCCCTGCATCCCCGGTTCAGTCGCAACCGGATCAGCATCGCCTGGGGCGACCCGGCGGCCTTCTATGGCGCCGACCGCGAGATGGGCGAATACGCCGACATCGAAATGGTCTGCAGCCAGCTGAAGATCCCCGTCCAGCCCGCGCCGTCGAATGAGCTGGGGATCCGGCACGAGGCCGTCCGCACGGTGATGAACCGGCTGAACGTGCATGACGGGAAGCCGGATCTGGTGATCAATCCGTCCTGCCGCTGGCTGCGTCGCGGCTTCGCGGGCGACTATCGCTGGGAACCCCGCGATCCCAAGGCCCCGGCCAAGCGCCTGCGGGTCCAGAAGTCGAACTCGTCCCACGCCAAGGAAGCCCTGCAATACGCCATGCTGGGCGATCAAGGGCGTGCAGGCGTCGTCGCGGGCCAAGCGTTCGATCAGCACCGGCCGAAGTCCACCTATGGCGGCGGGCCGGGCGACGGGTGGGCGGCCTCGCCGGGCGGAGTGCTGATGCCGCAGACGGGCGGGCGCGGGGCGTCTTATTCGTCGGATTGGTCGCCGTGGGACAGCTGACGGTGATCGAGGCTTCGGCGTTCGATCTGCTGGAGGCCCTGGACGACATGCGCGGCAAGGCGCGGTTCACGCGGCTGCGGTTCGGGCAGATGGCGCGCCAGGTGTCGGAGGGGCCGGCGCTGACCTTCCGCGACGCGGACGGGCTGCTGGTCTGCGTCGCGGGGCTGTGGCCCGAGGCCGATCATGTCGAGGCGTGGCTGGCGGTCGGTCCGGCGTTTCGGCGTCGGTTCCGAACGGCCCTGGATCAGGTCGAGGACGCCATGGTGGCGATGGCGGCCGCCGTGGCGCCGGTCGAGGTGCGCGCCTTCGTCCGGTTCACCTCGCCGCGCCGGGACCGCGTTGCGGGGGCGCGCATGGCGACATGGTTGGGCTTCGAACGGACCGGCGAGGAAGCGACGCCCGGCGGCCCCGTCGATGTCTTCACGCGTCGCTTTGGAGGTTCACCGCATGGCCGGCAGGGTTAAGTCGTTCTTCGGCGGACGCACGCGCGACCAGAAGTGGGCGCAGATCAATGCGGAGAAGACCCAGGCGCTGCAGGCGCGGACGGCCGAGGAAGAGGCCCAGAAGGTGCGCGCCGAGCGGGCCGCATCGGGTCGTCTGATGCGCGGCGCCGGTCGTCGCCAGCTGACGTGGCAGGGCAACGAAGGCGGCCTCGCGCCGACGCTGGGCGGCTGATGGCCTGGTCGGTCAAGGACATCAACGAGCGGGCGACGGCGGCGGAAAACACCCGCAAGTCGATGCAGCCCTATATCGAGCGGACGCTGCAATACGCCATGCCGTGGCGGCACCCCCGCGCCAAGTCGGGTTCTATTTTCGAAGGGCTGTTCGACGCCTCGGGCCTGCACGGGGCGCACAAGTTCCCCGGCCGGGTCCAGGCTGACGTGACGCCGCCGTCGCAGCGCTGGTATCAGCTGGAGGCCGGGCCTCTGGTCGCCGAGGATCAGCGCGAGGCGGTCAACCGCAAGCTGGACTTCGCCACGACCGTGTCCCAGCGGGTGCTGGACGCGAGCGGTTTCCACAAGGCGTCCAAGGAAAGCTACGCGGATCTGGGCGTCGGCACCGGCGCCCTGCTGGGGCTGGAGGGCGACGACAACGAGATCATGCGCTGGAGCGCGGTCCCGCCCTGGCAGTTGGGGATCGAGGAAGGCCCCAGCGGCCGGATCGACAACGTCTATTGGCGCCGGGCCTATCCCGCCTGGCAACTGGCGCGGCTATGGCCTGACGCCAAATGGCCCGAGGCTGTGCGGACCAAGATCCTGGCGGGGTCGCGCGACGCCGTGCAGCTGCTGCAGGCCAGCTATTACGACCACGACGTCCGCGCCTGGCGCTATGTCGTCGTCTGCTGCGAGCAGGCCCAGCCCGGCGAGACGGTTTGGGAAGGGATCAACCGGACCAACCCGTGGAACGTCTTCCGCTGGTGGACGACGCCCGACAGCCCGTGGGGGATCGGTCCGCTGATGCTGACCCTGCCGGACATCATGACGGCCAACAAGGCGGTCGAGATGATCCTGAAGGCGGCCGCCTATGCCCTGGCGCCGCCCTTGATGGTGTCCCACGACGGCGTCGTGAACCCCGACACCCTGCGGATCGCGCCGCACGCCCTGATCCGGGTGGCGCGGACCGGCGGACCCATGGGGTCGTCGATCCAGCCGCTGGAGATGAACGGCCGCGTGGATCTGGCGCAACTGGCGCTTCAGGATGTGCGCCAGTCCATCGCCCAGCACACCCTGTCTCGCCAGTTGCCCCCCGAGAGCGCCGCCGTGCGGTCGCCGACCGAGATCGTCGAACGAATGCGCGATTTCGCATTCGATACCGGGTCGGCCTTCGGGAGCCTGAACTACGAATACGTGCCGAACATCGTCAGCCGGGTGCTGGACATCTGCGACAAGAAGAAGATCCCCGGCATGGACTTCGAGGCGCTGAAGATCGACCAGCTAGTGCTGCAGGTGAAGATCACCGGCCCGCTGGCCCGCTCGCAGACCCTGACCGATGTCGAAAGCACGGTGCGCTATCTGGAGCTGCTGAAGTCCATCGGCGGCCAGGAGCTGCTGACGGCCATCGCCAAGGTCGAGGATCTGCACCGGCTGGCGCCCATGATGGCCGTGCCGTCGTGGGTCAACCGCGAGGCCGCAGACCGCGACAAGCTGCTGGGCGCCATGGGCGAGGCGGCCGCGCAGGGCGCCGGGATGCCCGCGCCGGAAGCGCCGCAGGGCGGTCAGCCGCAGTTGAGCCTGGTCGCATGACGGATCTGCTGGACGAGGTCTGCGCCTGGGTGCGTGGCGGGTCCTACGTTTCGGACGAGGCGCGGCTGACGGACAGCGTCATGGCCGAGGATGCCCGCCTGCTGGCGGAAGCCTTCACCGGCGAGGCCGGGCGGCGTCGGTTGATGGTGTTCGCCCGCATGACGGTGCTGCGGCCGCCCGTCGATCACTCCCTGCCCGCCGGTCCGAGCCAGGCCTACGCCCAGCTGCGACAGGGGCAGGACAGCATTTTCGCGGGCCTGGTCCGCTATCTCGACCTTCACGAAGCCAATCTGAGGAACAAGACCGATGACCGATCCGATCACCCCGCCGACCCCGACGCCGCCGGCTGGAGCGCCCCCCGCGCCGGAACCGGCGACGCCGCCGACGAACGGTTCTCCGACGCCGGAGAATGGGACGCCGCCGGTCTCATCGCCGGACGATAAGCCCGCCGATCCGCCCGCCCCTGAACCGGAAAAGCCCGAGCCGACGCCGGAAGAGGTCGCGGCGGCCGCGCGCGCGACCGTCCACGAAAAGCCCGACGCCTATCAGGTGAACCTGGACGACGCCTCGCGCGAAGCTCTCGGGCTGGGCGAGGATGATCCCCTGGTGGCGGGCCTGGCCAAATACGCGGCCGAGAAGGGCAAGCCCCAGGGCTGGATGGACGATGCGCTGGAGGCGGCCGCCGAGATGGCCAAGGCCGGCCTGTTCGACGCCGGTCTGGATCCGGCGGCCGAGGCGGCCAAGCTGGGCGAGAACGCCGCTGGTCGCCGCCGCGAGGTCGAGGTGTTCGCCGAGGCGCTGAAGGCGCGCGGCGACGGCTTCGACGATGAAATGTTCGGGGAGTTGATGTCCCTAACGCCCACGGCCGCCGGCATTCGGATGGTCGAATACATGAGGAAGATGATGACCACCCCGACCAACCAACCCGCTGCGCCTGGCGGCGGCGATCCTGCCGACGCGGCCAAGGAAGAGGCCAAGCGCCTGGCCGAGGATCCGAAATACGGCAAGGATCGCCGTTTCACCCGAGACGCCGACCTGAAATGGGCGGCCGCTTTCGGGGGCAAGGCGTAACCGCGTTGCGACCAAACCGCCGGGCTTAGCGTGATGATCGTCACAGCAGCCCGGCGGCCCTCGCCGGATATTTTCGGAGAGAGCGATGACCCAGAACGTCAAGGAGTGGTTCACTCCCAAGTTCGAGAACACCGTCCACAATCAGTATCAGCAGAACACGTCGCGCCTCGGCGACACGGTCGCTGGTGGAGGTTCGTTCATTGGCGACAAGATCTATTTCCCGCGCATGGGCGTCGCCGAGGCCTATGACAGCCCGCAGTTCGCCCGCCTGGCGCTGGCCAACGTGGCGCAGGACTTCATCGAGGTGCAGGCCTCGCCCAAGTTCATCGCCTTCGGCCTGTGGGATCCCAACGCCCACAAATATACCATCGCCACGGCGACCGAATACGGCAAGCAGGCCGCATCGGCCATCGCCCGCGCCGAGGACGACTGCATCATCCGCGCGCTCAATACGGCCGCCACCACGGGCGTTAAGGAGATCGGCGCGGCCGGCTTCGAAGCCGTCGAGACGTTCGGTGATTACGACACGCCGGCCGACCTCGATCTGGTCGCCGAGGCCATCGCGGCGCTTGGCGAGGACGAGGCGTTCGAGGGCGAGGAGGTGACCATCGTTCTGCCGTTCCGCAACAAGGTGCAGATGTCGCTGGATCCCTACATGGCCAGCAACGACGTGCGCGGCAACATGCCGTGGAACGACCTGAACTGGAAGCGCTCGGAGCGGCTGGCGCAATCGGCCGACGGCGCGGGCGTCGACATCATGGTCTATGCCAAGTCGGCCCTGGTCAGCGGTTACAACGACAAGCTGACCAAGATCGACGAGCGCGACGGCCCCGCCCTGACCGACATCATCGGTTACTGGCTGCAGGTGGGCGCCGCCGCCCGGAATGCGCGCGGCATCAAGCGGATCAAGACGAAGAAGAACTTCAACCTGTTCCGCGAACCCACCCCGATGCGCACGGTCGCCTGACCTTTCGTTTCTCCCTGAGCCAACTGTGGCCCGCGTCCTTACGGGCGCGGGCCTTTTCTTTCGGGCGCGCCATGAGCTTCACCGACCTGACGATTTGCAATCTGGCCATCGACCGCGTGGCGGGCGACCGGATCGACGCCCTGGGAGAGGACAGCCCTCTGGGGGCGTTCTGCCAGGACAACTATCCGCACAAGAGGGCCTTCGTGCTGGGGAAGTATCGCTGGACCTTCGCCAACCAGGTCGCCCTGTTCGCCCAGGTGGCTGTGCCGGAGGGCGATCCCAAGCCGTGCGCCTACAAATACGCCCGTCCGGCCGATCTGGCGGGGGCGGTCCACGCCTGGCGGGACGCGGCGGATCCGCAGCGCGCGCGGACGGCGCCCTATGTGCTGGATAGCGGCGGGGCCTTCTGGTCGGATCAGTCGCCGCTGTTCGGCGAATACACCCGCACCGTGACCGAGGCGGACTGGCCGAGCTGGTTCCGTCAGCTGGTGATCACCGCCTTTGCGGCGGATGTGGCCGATTTCTGCCAGCTGACCACCAAGGGTCGCGAGCTGCGCCAGGAAGCGTGGGGAACGCCCGGCGAGCAGGGCGAAGGCGGGCTTTACGCGCAGGCGCGCAACGAGGACGCCCGCATGGCGCCGCAGCGCCAGCTGGTCGGCGGTGTGGATGCCGGGCCGTTGGTCGAGGCGCGCGGCGGCTGGGGGTTCGGTCGCTTCGGGTTCACCGGCTTCAGCCTGTCGAACGGGGGCTGAGATGCCGCAGGAAGTCCTGAGACAGTCCAACTTCAACGGCGGCGCCCTGTCGCCGAAGGCCATCGGCCGCCGCGACCTGAAGGCCTATGCCTCGTCGGTGGCGCTGTGCGTCAACATGATGACGACGGCCGAGGGGCCGCTGCGGCGTCGTGGAGGGTTCCGCCACATCGATCTGATCCGCAATCGGCTGGAGGCCGTGCCGATCACGGCGGCGATGCTGACGGCCCCCAACGGCGGGACGGTCGCCGATGTGCTGGGCGGCGTTGGTCTGGAGACGACGACGCCGGTCGGGGCGACGGACGGCTATGTGGTGCTGGAGATCGACCTCGGCGCGCCGACCACGATCTCCATGTTCGACCTGGTCGATTTCGTCGTGACGACGTCCAGCGGCGGCGGCGGCGGCGGTGGCGAGCTTCCGCCCCTGCCCGACCCGGTCCCGCCGCAATACCCATGGAAACCTATCGAGCGCTATGAAGAGGTCGTCCCATGAGCATTCCGGTCACGGCCTCCCAGGCGCTGGCCCTGCAATATCAGGCCAGTGGCGGCGGGTGGGTCACTGTCGCCCGGTGCGATGTCGGTTCGATCCTGCGCACCCGGCGGCTGGCCATGCCGCCCGGCCGACCGATCACCGCCCAGAAATGGCGGATCGTGAAGCTGGGCGCTGACGATTTCGAGACCGGCGTCGTGCGCCTGACCAAGATCGAGGCGCGGCGCGAGACGGCCGAGCTGTCGCCGCATAAGCGCTGGAGCTTTGATTTCGATACGGCCGAACAGCGATACGGTCTGATCGCCACAGAAGGCAATGTGGAGGTCTATCGCCGAGGCGAACGGGTGGCGTCGGTGCGGTCGCCCTATACGGCCCAGCAGCTGCTGGACGTCAAACGCGCCCAGATGCTGGACACACTGCTGGCCTTCCATGTCGATGTGCCGCCCTATCGCATCGCTCGCCAGGGCGCGCACAGCGAGTGGGACAGCCGTCCGCAGGCGTTCGAGAATGTGCCGCTGTTTGACTACGACGGCACGCGCGCGGGCGGCGTCAACGAGGTGCAGCAGCTGTCCTTCACCGACATGGAGCCGGGCGAGACATTCAACCTGACGCTGGAGGCGAAGACGACGAACAGCATCGCCTACAGTTCGAACATGGCGACGCTGGCGGCCTCGGTGCAGGCGGCGATGAACGCCCTGTCGAACGTCGGGGCCAATGGCGTGACGGTTTCCAGCCCGGCCGACAAGACGCTGCGGATCGCCTATCAGGGCGTCAACCGCGCCGACGACGTGGGCGAGCTGGTGGCGGCCGTGCTGATTTCGACCAAAGGCATTGTGCGCACGGCGACGGTGACACAAGGCAAACCGGGCGGCGAGCCGGTGATCAGCGCGACGCGCGGCTGGCCGGCGGCCGGTGTGTTCTTCGATAGTCGTCTGTGGCTGGCGGCTCCGCGCTCTCGGCCGCAGACCATCATGGCCAGCCGGTCGGGGTTCTTCTTCGACCTGAACATCGAGGGCGGCGAGGCGGACAAGGGGATCAGTGTCGATCTGGCGACCGATCAATCGACCCCCATCCTGGCACTCTTCGCCGGGCGTCACCTGCAGGCGTTCGGGCGGTCGGCCCACTTCTTCTGCGCGTCCAGCCCGATCACGCCCCCGCCGGCGTTTCCGCGCACCGGCTGTTCGGGCGCCGCGCCCGGCACACCGATTTTGGAAATGGACGGGCTGGCGCTGTTCGTCCAGGCGGGCGGCGATACGATCAGCCGCGCGATCCTGAGCACGGACACGGCCGAGCCGGGTTATGAGGACGATCCGCTGTCGGACTACGCCTCGCACCTGGTCAAGGGCGTGGTGGCGGGGGGCATGAAGAAGGGCCGATCCGCGACCGAGCCGCACTTGGCGCTGTGGGTGAAGGCGGACGGGACGGCGGCGGCCATGGTGGCCCGCATGAAGCAGGACGTGCTGGGGTTCAACGAATGGACGACCGACGGCGCGTTCACCGAGGCCGGTGGCGAGCTGGCGGGCGATCTGTATGTCTGCACGCGTCGCACCTCCGGCGGCGGCGTGCGGCACCGTCTGGAGGTGCTGGATGAAGCCTGCTTGCTGGACGCAGCGGTGCGAGTGGACCGGCCGTGCGAAGAGATCACCGGCCTGGGGCATCTGGAGGGGCGAACGGTCGTGGCCTATGTGGACGGGGCCGACGCCGGCGACGTGGTCGTGACCGGCGGCCGGATCGCCCTGCCCTATCCAGCGCAGCGCAGCGCCGAGGCCGGATTGCTGTTCGTCCCGCGCGGGCGATGCCTGCCCCTGGTTCTGCAGCAGGATCCGCGCGGCGGGGCGTCGATGCACGCGCGGTCCGGCGAAATCGCCATGCGCCTGGGGCCGACGGCCAATCTGAAAACCGGGATGACGGGCAAGCGGATGTGGCCGCTGGCGTTGAAGCGTCGCGGCGGCGAGACGCCCGCGTTGCTGGACCATGGTCCGGGCGAGGATGCGTTCGAGGGATGGACGCGCCTCTACCCCGTCCCCGGCTTTCAGAATGACGCCCAGATTGACTGGGTTCAGGAACGGCCGGGGCCGCTGGAGATCCGGGAGGTCGTCGTCACCGTCCAGAGCTGATGGAGGCGAGAATGAAGGCGGTTATGGCGTTCGCGGGCAAGGCCGCGTCGGCCTCGGCGGGCAAGTCGAGTTCGACGGCCTTCAGCGGCAAGACGCTGGGCGGGGCCAGCCGAGGCCTGTCGGCGCTGGGGTCGATCATGGAGTTCGCGGGCGCGCGCCAGCAGGCGGCGTCGCTGGATCAATCGGCCCGCGACGAACAGATGGCCGGGCGCCAGGAGTTCATCCAGGCCAGCGAGCGCGTCACGGCCATCGACGACGAATACAACAAGCTGGTCGGCCAGCAGCTGGTCGCGGCGAGCGCCATGGGGATCGACGCCGGATCCGGCAGCGTGATCGCGGCGCGAAACGCCGCCCGCGACGATGCCGACCGCGAGCGCGGCATCATCCGCAACAGCGCGGAGGCGAATGCGCGCCTGCGTCAGGCGCGGGCGCTGGGCCTGCGTGAGGCCGCCAAGAACGCCCGCTTCGGATCGGTGCTGAAGCTGGGCCTCGATCTGGGTCAGGCGGCGTTCGGCTGATGGCGGGTCCGTTTCCGACCGGCGATTTCGGACGCCGGACCAGCGACAATCTGATCGGCGCCGACATCGGCGCGCCGGCCGCCGGCGTCGCCGGGGCCGTGGGCGCGGCGGCCGAGGGGTTCGGCCGCACTCTGAAAGGCATGGCCGAGCGGGCGTGGACCCGCGAGGGCGAGAGCGACGCCGCGCGCGCCATCAATGCCGAGAACGAAAGCGGGATCGAGGCGCGGATCCGTCCCGGCCAGGGGATCGACGATCAGGCGTATAACGCCGTGGTGCGGGAGAAGCGGGGCGCGGAGCGGCAGACCGCCTATCTGGACGCCGTCAGCAAGGCCAAGATCGACCACCCCGACAATGTCGCCGGGTTCGCCGAGGCCGTCACAGCGGCGCGTGCGGCCTTCGCCCCGACCGGCGATGCGCAGCTGGACGTCGCCTTTGATCGGTTCCGCACCCTGACGGACGGGGCGGCCCTGCGCGACGTGCGCGAGGGCGAGGAACGGCGCCGCGTGCAGACGGCGCGCGGGGCCTTCGTCACGGCCCTGTCGTCCAGCGAAACGCTGCTGGGGCAGAGCATCGCCAGCGCCGGGTTCGACGATCAGGGATCAGCCCTGGTGGGCGCCAGCCTGACGGAGTTCGCGTCCAGCCTGTCACGGTTCGGCCCGCGCGAGGCCTTCACCCTGAACGGCGTCGAGTTCGCCGCCGATCCGACGCGGGCCAACGCCGTGTCGCCGGAAGAGATGGGGCGGCTGTTCGACGCCGCCCAAGCCAATGCGCGCACAAGCTGGATCGCCCGCGCGATGGAACGCGCCCCGGATGCCGCGTCCAAACAGGCCTTCGCCGGTCAGGTGCGCGAGCGCTGGGCGGCGGGTGACAAGGCCTTTGCCGGGTTGTCGGCGCAGGACATGGATCGGCTGACCAATCGGCTGGACGCCGATGTGGCCAGCGCCGTGTCGGGAGAAAATGCAGCTCGCGACGCAGCCGCCCAGCGCACTCGCCAGCTCTTTAAGGCCGCTGAATATGGTGGCGAAATTGACCCTGCCGAAGTGCGAGCGCAGGCTTTGGCATCCGGTGATCTGGGTTTGATCGCGGAGGCCGAGTTTGGCCTGGCTCATGGTTTCGACGTGACGCCTGCCGAGTTGAGGAGGGCCGCCGAGAGTGGTTCGGGTGTGGTTGGCGGCGCGGCCTTCGATGTCATCGACTTCATCATGGATGATTTGGAAGGTTCGGGGTTCGTCGCCGACGACAACGGCAGGGGCCGTGCGCAGTGGGGGATCACCGAGAAAAGCCATCCGGCCGCATGGCTCGATGGTCGTATCGACCGAGCTGAAGCCTACGCAATCTACAAACGGGAATATCTCGACCCGCTAGGCCCTCTGAGCGCGGAGATGCAGATTGTCGCCGGCGCGGCAGCGGTCGTTAGCGGTGTCGGCAAGGCGCGGGAGTTCCTGGCGAAGGCTGGCGGCGATCCGGAGCGGTTCCTTCGGCTGGAGCGCGAGCACTTCGAGAACCTCGCGCGCCGTAACCCTGGCCGATACGGTGACGATCTGCGGGGTTGGAGCAACCGTCAGGGCAAGGTCAGGGGCGCGCTTCAGCGCCACCGCACGGCAGTGCGCTCTCTGGATGGCTTCAGATCCGACCCCATCGGGTTCGCCGTGCAGAAAGGCTCCAGGGTTGGCCTTCCGCCTGTCAGCGAAGTCGATCCCAGCGCCATGTTCGAAGGTGCGCCCGGATGGGGCGCTGGCATCCGCGCGCAAGCCGCCGCCGGACGTGAAATGGCGCGCCAGTTCCAGATCGCGCCACGTATTCTCTCCGAGGCGCAGGAAGACACGATCAAGGCGCGCCTGATGTCGGACCCGGCGTCGGTGATGACGTTCACGAAAAATCTGGTCAGCGAGCTGGGCGAGGATGATGCCCGGCAAGTTTTGGGTGAAGTCGGCCGCAATCCCGGCCAGGCGTCGGCGGATTTGCACATGGCGTCCCTGGCGCTGGATGCCGGCGCGCGGGCCTTCGCGGCCCAGGCGACCGAAGGCCGACGGCTGATGGCCGAAGGCGCGGCGCCGCCCAAGTTCGAGAGCGGCGAAGGGCTGGAGGACGTGCAGCGCACGGTGGCCAGCGCCTATCGCACCATGCCGGACCTGGCGGGGCCGGTGCTGGCGACGGCGCGGGCGGCAGCGACGGCGGATGCGGCGCGCGGCCAGCAGCGTCCGGCGGAACACTATGTCCAGAGCGCGCTGGGGCGGAACCCCTACAACGGCAAGTTCTACGGCGGCGCGGCCGATGTGAACGGGGCGCAGACCTTGTTGCCGTCATGGGTGCGCCAGGACGCCATGGACGAGGTGCTGACGTGGGTGTCGCGGGCGGCCGTGGCGGGCAACTGGGGGCCGGTGTTCGACAACGGCCAGCCGATCCCGGTCAGCGGCCTGGCGCGGATGCAACTGCAGGCCCAGCCGGACGGCCAGTATCGGCTGATCAACCCGCGCACCGGGCGGCCCGTGCCGAACCGGCAGGGCCGGCCGTGGGAGTTCGACATCGACACGGACGAGCGCCACGCGGCCCTGCGTCGCGCCATGCCCGACCTGATCCGGCCGCGCCGATGAGCATTCGTTTTCGCAGCGTGCGGCGCGACCAGCCGCGTCAGACCGACGATGTCGCCCCGGCCATCGCCGCGCCGGTCCCGTTCTGGGATGCGGCCGGCCGCAGCTTCAAAGCCTCGGCCGAGGACCAATGGCGCAACAGCACGGGCGGCTGGCGCGAGGCCGAATGGACCGGCGACCTGTGGCGGCGTCACCGCGAGATCGAGCGGCTGACAGGGCAGCGCCTGCGGCCGTCGGCCGAGCTGACCGGGCTGGAGGTCGGGGACGAAGGCGACGGCCTGCTGAACACTGTCTCGCGGGTCGTGTCGAATACGCTGGACGCGCCCTATCGGCTGTTGCTGGGCGACCCATCGATCGATGACTACGAGGCGCGAATTGACGCCTTGCGGGCGCAATACCCCGCCCTGTCGGCCGTGCCGACGCGCGAGGCGCTGTGGAAGACGAAGGACGCTGAGCTGCGCCAGGTGCGCCAGCGCGCGCAGGCGGCGGGCGAGCTGGGCGCCGGCGGCATGATCGGCGGGTTCGCCGGCGGGACGGTCGCGGCGTTCGGCGATCCTGTGAACGTCGTGGCCACGGTCGCCACGGGCGGCGCCGGGGCCGGTCGGCCCCTGCTGACCCGCATGGCCATGCAGGGGGCGGCGAACGCGGGCGTGGAGCTGACGCAGGCCCCCGGCCGGGCCATCGACGCCGAACGCTTCGGCGGGCCGGACTATACGGCGCGCGAGGCGGCCATGGACGTGACGTTCGCGGCGACCGCCGGGGCGGGCTTCGAGGTGCTGGGCGATCTCGGCAAGGCGGGCGTGCGCCAGCTCCGGGCGCGCCTGCCCTCTGGCGCAGCGGATCCAGAGGCGCGCGGGCTGGGGAACGCGCTGGACCGTCTGCTGGACGACGAGGCGGCCATCGGCCCGGCGGCCGACGACTTCGACGCCGCGCGCGCGGCCCTGGCGACAGGCGGTCCCCTGCCCCGCGTGCAGCCGGAGCAGGGGCTGGAGGATCTGTTTGCAAATCAGTCTGGTGGTCAGGTGTTGCCATCCGTTGCCGTTTCGCAACGTGGTTCGCCGCCTGCCCCGGCGGGCGTGCTGGAGGCCGCCGAATATCAGGGCCGGACCATTTATGCCGGACGGTTCGATCCGATGACCGTCGAGGCGGACGCCGCCCGGTTCCAATACAAGGCCGAGGGTGACGCCGACGGGGTGACCAATCGGCTGAAGGGCGTCGAGCGCTGGGACGCGACGGCGTCGGGCAAGGCGATCCTGTTCGAGGATCTGGACGGCCGTATGATCGTCGCGGACGGCCACCAGCGCCGGGGGCTGGCGCGTCGGCTGGCGGAACAGGGCTGGGAAGACGCGCAGCTGGACGGCTATCTGTTCCGGGCGCGCGACGGCTGGACCGACCGCGAGGTGCGCGTGGTCGCGGCGCTGAAGAACATCCGCGAAGGCTCGGGCGCGATCATGGACGCGGCCAAGCTGTTCCGCGAGGCGCCCGGCGCGATGCGGGATCGCAGCCTGCCGATCACCGGCGACTTCATCCACCAGGCGCGCCAGCTGGCCAGCCTGTCGGACGACGGTTTCCGGGCCGTGGTGAACAAGGTGATCCCCGAACGCTACGCCGCCGTGATCGGCGAACAGGCGGGGGACCGGCCGGAGCTGCACGGCGACCTGGTCGAACTGATCCGGCGCGGCGAGCCGAAGTCGGTCGAGGGCGCGCGGGCGCTGGTGCAGGAAGGGCTGCTCGACGACTTCATCAAGTCCGAAGGGCGGCAGATGGATCTGTTCGGCGGCCTGCCGCGCGAAAGCACGGTGATCGCGCGCGGCCGGATCCGCGAGGCGGTGATGGGCGCCCTGCGTCGGGACGAGAAGCTGAACGCCGCCCTGGTGCGAAACGCCGAGGCCATCGAGGCCGGGGGCAACATCCTGGCGCGGTCGGACAACGAGCGGCGGCTGGCGGTGGATCGGGCGGCGTCGGAGCTGGTGTCGCGCCTGGCGCTGCGTTCCGGCGAGATGGGCGAGGCCTTCGCCCAGGCGGCCGCCGCCGTGACCAAGGGCGAGACGACGCCGGGCGCGGCCGCCAAGGGCCTGGTGCAGCGCATCCGCGCGGCCGTGGCGGCGGGCGAGCGCCTGGACGTCGAGCGCGCCGAGGTGCTGAACCCCAGCCCGCCGGCGGAACAGGCGCTGGAGAGCGCGGGCCTGTTCGACGACATGGCTGGGTCTGGCCAGCGCGGCCAACTGGAACCAAAGCCGGAAGATGCTAGGATCGAAGCCGATGGCCCGCCCACCGAAGACCGACTGGATTTCGCCGCCCGCACCGAAGCCGAGGCCAGAGCCTTCGTCGAAGGTGAAAGAGCTGCTGTCGAGGCGGACCGCGCCGCGCTTGAAGACCTAAAGGCTCAGGCTGACGCTAGCCGGCCGCTCGCTGACACGCGCGGCCAAGGGGTGCAGTTCCATGGCGCTCGCAGCGAAATCGGCGACCTTAGCGAAGGCTACTACAATCCCGACAACATCTATGGCGGTTGGGAGACGTTCTACACGACGGACGCCACTGACATCGCCTCCGGCTATGGCCGCAAGCGCGCGACGGCCAAGGTCTATGAAGTCCGCGAGCGTGAACCCGTGCGCTTTTTCGACATGGAGGAAGATCGAACAGAGGCCGAGTGGAGAGAATTCCTCGGGATCACCGACGCGAGCCATGACTATGACCAGTTCGCGTTGAGCGAAGCCGTTGCTGAACACGGCGGCCGCGCCAACCTGCGCCAAGTCATGGACGAATACAGAGCTTCGGGGCAGGAGTTCGACTTCAGCAAGGACGACGTCCAAGAGCTGTTTTCGGCATTCACCGATCTGATCCAGGCGGCCGGCTTCGGTGGCATGCGGCACATCGGTGGCCTGAAGACCAATCGCGCCGCGCACGAGGTGAAAATCTACCTCCGGCCTCATGAGCAGATCGAGCTGCGAGAAGTCACACCTGCGCGCGCAGGTATCTCTTCCGAAGCCCAGGCGCAGATTGACGCAACCGCCGCTCAGTTGGCCAAGCGAGAAGCCACCCTCGCTAGTGCGGAGCGCCAGCTTGTGGACTTGCAAGAGGACCTCGGACGGATGCAGGCCGAAGCTCGCCCCGCCGGCCTATTCGACGATCTGGATGAACCGCCGCGCGCCCAGCAGGCGGCCGATGTGTTGCGGCGCTGTGCGCCGGGAGGAAGCTGATGGCCGAGTTTCGGGGCTGTATCGTCGAGGCGCTGGCCAACGGCGAGATCGACAAGGAGACGGCCGACCTGGCCACGGCGACCTATGAAGACGCCTATTCGGTCGCGTCGGAGACGCTGGGGCCGGTGGATGCGGACCGGGCGGCGGGCGAGGCCGCCATGCGCAAGCTGGAGGCCGAGGCCATCGAGGCGCGCCGGCGTCGCCAGCTGTCAGTGCGGACGCGGCGCGCGGCGCTGGAGACGATGGCGGGGCTGAAGGAACGGCGCGGCTATACCGGCGTCGTCGCGTTGGGCGGCGGCGACGGATCCGGCAAGCCGCCGAGGGGTGGCTGGGTTCAGGGCGGAACGCCGCCGGAGAAGGGCAAGCCCTATTCCAAGGGGGCGGTCGCGGCCATGGCGCTGAAACGGCTGGTGGAAAACCGGCCGGGCCTGTCGGGCGCGCCGGGCGCCAGCGTGGAGGGGCGGTATCGGGCGGTGCGCGGCAAGTTCGACGCCATGATGGCCGACCTGATCGAAAAGTTCGAAACCAAGACGGGCTTCGACGCGCCCGGTCGCGCGCACATGGACAACGTCGTGCGCGAGGCGTTCGGCGAGGACACCGGCGACCAGGCCGCCAAGGCCCTGGCGCAGGCGTGGGACGGCACGGCCGAGACTGCGCGCCACATGTTCAACGCCGCCGGCGGCGCCATCGGCAAGCTGGACGGCTGGGGCCTGCCGCAGATGCACGATCCGCTCGCGGTGCGGCGGGCGGGCAAGGATCAGTGGGTCGCGGCGATCACGCCCCTGCTGGACCGCACCAAGATGATCGACAGCGTCACCAAACAACCGTTCACCGACAAGCGGTTGGCGGCGGTTCTTGGCGAGGTGTGGGAAACCATCGGCAGCGGCGGGGCCAACAAGGGCGCGCCCGGCGAGCGGATCGGCAAGGGCGCGCTGGCGGCGCAGCGGGCCGAACAGCGGTTCCTGACCTTCCAATCGGCCGACGCCTGGATGACCTATCAGCGCAAGTTTGGCGAGGGCGACGCCTTCCAGGCCATGATGGGGCATCTGGACGACATGGCCCGCGACGTGGCCCAGATGCAGATCCTGGGGCCGAACCCGCGACACCAGTTCGAATGGCTGGCAGCCTTCGCCCGTCGCGAGGCGGCGCTGGAGGAGCTGAACGGCGTCGAGGGCGCCAAGGCGCGCGCCGAGGGGATGGTGGGCGAGGCCGAGCGGATGATGGCCCATTTCACGGGCGATCTGAACATGCCGGTCAACCCTGGCCTGTCCAACGTCGGCGGCGGGATCCGCAGCACCTTGACCGGCACCATGCTGGGGAGCGCGGTCCTGGGCGAGATCGGTTCGGGCGTCGTGTTCGGGCGGATGGCGCGCGGCTTCACCGGCCTGTCACGGAACGGCGACATGGGCGAGCTGGTGCGTCTGCTGGCGGACCCTGCCGAGCGGGCCATCGCCCGGCGGACCGGCTTCATCATCGAACAGGCCACGGACGGCTTCGTTCGCGGGAGCCACGACAATCTGCGTCTAATGACCGTGGGGGCCAAGGCGGAAGGCAAGCTGAACGCCTTCGCCCGGCGTCTGCCGGCGGCGACGATCCGCCTGCAGGGGCTGACCGGCCTGGTGGCGGCGCGCAAGCGGTCGTTCCGGTTTGAGCTGATGGGGGCGCTGCATGACGCCAAGGATCGATCGCTGGCGGATCTGGCCAAGGGCGACAAGCGCGACCAGACGCTGGCGCGCTGGCTGGACGCGCGCGGCTTCACCGAGGCGGACTGGACGATCATGCGTGCGGCGCCGGTGTTCGAACCGCGACCGGGCGCCACCTTCCTGAAGCCCGAGGACATCGCCCAGCCCGAGCTGGGGCTGCGTCTGGCGGAAGCCATCGACATGGAGACCCGGCTGGTGTCGCCCGAGACGACGCTGGAGACGCGGGCCATGTGGATCACGGCGCGGCCGGGCAGTTTCTGGGGCGAGCTGCAGCGGTCCACGTCGATGTTCAAGGGGTTCACCGCCACCCTGACCAGCCTGTATGCGCAGGAGATGGCCCTGCAGGCGCGGGCGATGGGCGGCAACGCCTTCGCCAACCTGGCGGGCATGGCGGCCGGCGCCGTGGCCTTCATGACCGTGGGCGGGGCGATCAACATCCAGCTGCGGGAGATGGCCAAGGGCAACGATCCCCGCCCGATGGACGATCCCAAGTTCTGGGGCGCGGCCCTGGCGCAGGGCGGCGGCCTGGGGATGGCGGGCGATTTCTTCTATGCCGCCCAGGCGCGGAACGGAAAGACGGCGCCGGTGGCGGCGTTCGGGCCTGTGGGCCAGTTGGCCAGCGACGCCTGGGGTCTTACCGGCGGGAATGCTCTGGAGCTGACCAACAGCCTGCTGGACGGCGAAGATCTGGGCGAGGCGGCGGCCGGGACCAATGCGGGCCGTGAGGGCGCCAAGGCCATCGCCAACTACAACCCCCTGTCCAGCCTGTGGTGGAGCCGAGCGGCGTTCAGCCGCCTGGTCGCCGACAATCTGCAGCGGGCGCTGGATCCCGAGGCTGAAGAAGCCTTCCAGCGCCGGGCGCGGCGGATGGAGAAGGAGACCGGCCAGGGCCAGTGGTGGCCGCAAGGGTCAAACGCCCCGGACCGTGCGCCGGATCTATCCAATATGGGCGGGCGGCAGGAGTAGCGTCGAACCGCGTTGCGGTCCCTGCCCCGGCGGCAAAGTCGGGTCATGGCCGCATTGCCCGAAAACGACCGCATCGCCGGTCCCTTCATCGCCGTCGCAGGGCAGACCGATTTCCCGGCGGACTTTCCGCTGATCGACGCGGGTGCGGTTCGCGTTCGCCGCCTGCGCAACGGCGTGGCGACCTTACTGGTCAGCCCTGACGTATCGCCTGTGGACGCCAGCGCCGTGGGTTTCACCTGTCGGCTGGCGGTGGCTGCGCGGGCCGGCGATGAATACTGGGTCTATTCCGACCTTCGGCCCGAACGTCCGCGCCAGCACACGCCCAACGGCGCCATTCGCAGCGCAACGCTGGAAGACGACGCCGTCGCTCTTCAAGCTCAGCTGCAGGAACGCGCGCGCGACGCGAAACGGTCACTAAGCCTACCTCTCGGCATAGGCGCGGCTGACGCGGAAATCCCCTGGGCGCCCGAGTTGGGCGAGCGGTTCCTGACCATCGGCCCGGACGGACCGAGGGTCGTCACGCGACCGCAGGATTTCCAGGCGCTGGACAAGCTGAGCCTGGACGGCGGCAATGCGGACCCCGCGCGCCTCGCCGCGCTGCGCTCCAACATCGGCGCAGACCAGTCCGGGAATGTGAAGTTTCGTCGCCGCCTGGGCGCGTTTGAGCGCGACCTGCGCGACCGGGGCATCGACACGGTGCTGTTGTCCGACTACGGCGCGCGCGGCGATGACGTGACGCGTGACACCGACGCTTTCGGCGAGGCCATCGCGGACTTTGGCGCGGCGGGCGGCAAGGTGCTGGTTCCGGCCTGGCGCGATGGGCCGTATCGGATCGATCCGGTGGCGATCAACGACATGATCGACGGGGCCGTGCCGGTCGAGATCATGGCCCAGGGCGAGAGCGCGGGGTTCCAGCCGGCCTCGCCTCTGGCGGAAGGCGGCGCCTTGTTCGACCTCAAGTCGTCGCTGCTGAAGGTCTCGAACTTCTTCATCACCGATCCGAACGGCCTGCTGGACGACGGCTTCGCCATGCGAACGTCGCAGACCGTCATCAGCGAGCTGCCCATCGCCATCGACGGGCTGTTCGGCGTGGGCGTGCGCCAGCTGCTGGCCATCGAAGAGGCCTATGGCGTCAAGATCCGCAACGTCTTCAGCCTGAACTGCGACTATGTCCTGCAGGTCCTCTCGGGCGGGGTCGATTGCTGGATCCAGCACGTCGTCGCCAACGGCTTCGGCGGCGGCATCGACATCAGCAGCGACGCGTCGACGGGCGTCGCCCACGCCGAAGGGATGCACATCCAGGACGTGTCGTTGATCGGCATGCGGCCGGGCTTCACGGGCGCGCATTATGGCGTGCGCGTGCGCGACACCCTGTGGCTGAAGCTGGATCGCTGCGAGGCCTTGCAGATGGGGCCTAGCGGCGTCGGCCTTGATATGGACGGCACGGCGCACGCCCTGGCCTTCATCGACGACAACGGCAGCTATTGGGAGGGCGGCCACGGCGGCGCGGCGATCCGGTCGCGCGGCAATAACACCCATTTCCGCACCCGGTGCAAACTGGGGACGGGCCAGATCACCAATGTGGTCAAGCCGCTCGACATCGAGAACGCCAATCGGTTCGACATCGAAGTGGTCGGAAACGCCCTGACCGGCGCCGCCCGTATCTATGGGTCCAGCGGCATCGTCCGCGCGGGCACCGATCTGTCGAGCGCGACCGGGTTCACCGGCGGCGCCAACGACATCGTCTGGGAATGTTCGGAAGGCCGCCTGCCGCCCGGCATGACGAAAGAGCTGTCCAGCCAATATCCGAAGGCGGCGGCGGTCTCGTTCTCGCCCACGCCGTCGCCGGCGAGCGGCGCATTCGGGGCCTTGGGCGTCGTGACCGGACGGGTGATCCGCGACGGGCGACGCGCGCGCGGCGACGTGGTGGTCAACATCAGCAACATCGGATCCGCGAGCGGCCCTATCATCATCGCCCTGCCCTATACGGCGGCGGGCCAGAGGTTCGCCGTCTCGGGTCTGGAAAACGGCGTCACCGACAAGGCGCTGACGGGGGTCATTCCGGCGGGCGGCACATCCATGACGGTGCAGTTCGCAGACGGGACGACCGCTTGGGCGAGCAACGCTGCCCTGTGCATCCACTTCGATTACGAGACCGCCTGATGCACTGGAAGCCTGCCCTGATCGAGCTTCTGGACGGCCTGCGTCACTGGCTTGAGCCGTTCGTGCCGGGGGCCGTTGGCGCGGCCATCGGCCAGATGTGGGAACCCGGCCTGGGCTGGCGCGACCGCCTGGCGCAATGGACCGTGGGCGTGACCTTCGCCGCCTTCCTGGTCCCGGCCGCCGGCCATGTCTTCCACTGGCCCCTGCCCCTGATCAACGCCGTCGGCTTCGTCGTCGGGACGCTGGCCTTCAAGGCCTACAAGCCCCTGCGCGAGGCCTTCATCGCCGGGGCGGCCGGCGGGCTGAAGGCGGCCTTCACCAATCTCGGCAGCTGGGTTCCGCGTCGCGGCGCCGCGCCGGTTCCCCCAAATACTGAAGGAGAAGGCTGACATGGCGTTCAACCTGTCAAAGGCCAGCCGTGCGCGCCTGGTTGGTGTGCATCCCGAGCTGGTCGCCATCATCGAGCGCGCCATCGAGCTGACGCCCGTGGACTTCAAGATTACCGAAGGTCTGCGCAGCGTGACCCGGCAAAAGGAGCTGTTCGCCGCCAAGGCGACGCAGACGATGAACAGCCGTCACCTGACCGGCCACGCCGTGGACGTTGTGGCGCTGGTCGGCGGCTCGGTGCGCTGGGACTGGCCGCTCTATGGCCGGATCGCCGCCGCCTTCAAGCAAGCCGCTCTGGAGCGGGGTTCGCCCATCGTGTGGGGCGGCGACTGGAAGACGCTGAAGGACGGCCCGCACTTCGAGCTGGATCGGAAGCGGTTTCCCTGATGCTGACAGCCATAGCCCTTTTTCGCGCCAACCGTCGGTTCCTGACGCTGCTGGTCCTGCTGATCGGGGCGGCGACTGTCTACTTCTGGTTGGAGAAGGCCAAGGCCGACCGCGCCCTGCTGCTATCTCAGGCGCGCGAGATCTGCGCCACGGTCAATGTGCCGTTCCAGCCCGAAGGCTCGCGCCAGAAGGATTGGGGCCGCCTGTGCAACAAGCGTGTCGCCGAGTTGGTCGACTATCAGGACAAGGTTCAGTCCGGTTCGCTGGACGCCATGTTGGCCGACCTCGAACGCCGCGAAGGCAAGCAAGCGGCGGATGCGGCCCTGGCGGCCGTCTATGCCAAACGGGCGACCGACGCCCTCACCCGAATGGAGGCGGCCGATGCGGCAGTCAAAGATGATCGTGTTGGCGGCGACTGGGCTGCTGCTGTCAACGACCTTGCTGGCTTGCGCTAAGCCGCCAGCCGTCGCGCCGCCACCCGAGGTCGTGGTGCGCACAGTGCGCGAGACGCCGCCGGCCGAGCTGCTGCGCTGTCCCGTCGCCACGCCGGGCTTGCCGACCGACGGCGGCGCCATGATCCCGGCCGATTGGCGCGCCGGCATCCGCCGCCTGGCCAAGAGCCGGGGCGACCTGTTCGACCAACTCAGCCGCCTAATCCTGTTCCACACGGGCGAGGCGTGTTCCTAACACTGATAGCATTCTCATCCTTGACGATCGCCGCCGCTATTGCGGCTTTAATAGCTACTCGCGTTCTGATCCTCTGTGCATAGCAGAGTTGATCAAATCGATCGTCGAGCAGTGGTCCAGGAAAATATTTCAGATAGCCCTGCCACGTCTGGAAACGATCATGTTCTCGAAGTTGATCCAAGCTGTCGAGCACCGAGATAAGACTAGCGAAAACCAACTGCAGCTGCGTGCGTTTATGAAGTGATAGCCTATTGTAGTTGTCTCGGCTCTGATTAATGCCGCCGCGCAGCCGAGCTTCCAGAGCGCTGTAGCGTCCTAGATAGGCTTCCAGTCGTGCATCGAGGATCATCGTCCGTGACGCAGTTCGTTGTTCGTGCCCGGCCCAGACCGCGACGGCCAACGAGCATACAGCCACGACGACGCTTGCGAGAGCTATGATGCTGGCCGCGTCGAAGCCGGACCAAATCGGCCGCAGCGTGACCGCAACGGCCATGCCGATGCAGGGCGCACCGAACATCAGAAGGTGACGTTTCGGCCTTTGATCACGGTCCCCGTCCCAGGCGCCGCCCGACAGACGAAGTCCGCACCGTCAGGATCATTGCCGCCCTCGACGACGAAGGTGATCAGTCGGGCAAACCCTCCCTCATAAAGCAGGACGTCGCCGATCATCGGAGCCTTATCGACATCCTGAAGCGTCCAGGACCCGCCATCGCTGCCGTCATCGTTCGGGATCAGAACCTTGATACGCAT